GGCCATCCCGGCGGCGGCCCGGGGGTCGGCGCCGCCCGCCAGGGTGCGGGCGGCCACCGACAGCACTAAGGCGCAGGCCAGGGCGAAAGCCGGGGTCCCCAGCTCGAAGGCGAGCTGGACGTATTCGTTGTGGGCCTGCGTGAAGGCCTCCCTCATCACCACGGCGCCGTTCTCCCAGGACAGCTCTCCCAGGCCCGGTACGCCCGCCGTGATCTGCGGGAAGAGGTCCTTGAAGGCCCCGAGGCCCAGGCCCCAGGGGTTGACCGCGACGATCTCCGCCGCTTTCCGCCAGGCCGTCCAGCGCGGGCAGGCCAGCGTGTTGGCCAGCGGGTCGACCCAGGCGAACCACAGAACGGCCGCCGCGCCGAGAAGCGCCGCCGCGGCCAGGACGGCGAAGCGGGGAAGCCGCCTGTCGGCGACAACCCAGGCGACAAGCGCCGCCATTGCCGCGGCAGCCCCCGTCGATGATCCGGCCGCCCAGATGCCCCAGCAGCAGGCGGGGATTCCCGGCCACCACCGCGGCCGCAGGAAGGCCGGAAGCCCCAGGGCCAGCATGACCCCGGCCGAGCAGGGATTGAAGGGCCCCGAAGGCCTGTCGAACCAGCCCGGGACATATCCGAGCCACTGCAGCGCCTGCCAGGCGAAGAGCGCAAGGGCGCCCACGGCGATCGCGTCCTGGACGCGCTCCCCGTCGATTCCCTTGAACCCCTCCACGGCCGCCAGGAAGACGGCGATGGTTCCAAGCGTGATGTAGGCATCGTAGGAGGGCGGCAGGCTCAGCGCCGCGTGCGCCAGCGCGATGAGCCACAGCAGCCGCCGCCACCAGCCGGAGAGGAAGGCCGCGAAGGCGAGCCCTCCTCCCCAGATGACCGCAAGCTGCCAGGATAGGCGAAACTCGAAGCCCCCGATCGGGACGATGCAGAACATCAGTCCCGTCAGGGCCGCGAGCAGGATGATTTTGTTGATATGTTGTTGCATGTCGTTCTTTCCAGAATCCAGGAGCCTGAATCCGGAGTCCCGCGCGCCGTGCGCGCTAGTATCCCGCCGGCGGCGACGCGGGCGTGACCACCTTGATGAAGTAGGTCGTCGAGGTCCCCGTGCCGGCCGTGCCGGGCATGACCCATCCCATCGGCTGGGCGTTCGTCGGCTGGGTCGTGGTCAAGGCGCCGGCTGGGCTGGCCGAGAGGAACAGTCGCCCTCCGGGAGAGGCCGCCGTCATGCCGGTGACAATGCCTTCCACGACGATTTCGACCGTCCCTGCGGCCGAGCAGGCCTTGCCGGCCACACCGACGGCGGGCCGCAGGCTCGAATCGTCGGCGTCCGCCTTGTAGGCCTTCCCGTCGGCTGCCTTGATGCAGACGACCTCGCTCACGGCAATGGCCTCGCCGCAGACAGCCGAGAAGCGCTGGTATTTCGACTTCCAGCTCGCCGCCTCGGCCGAGGCCGACACCGCGACGAGCACCAGGACCATCGCAAGGATGCCGAGCATCCTGATTTCTCGAAGGTGAATCTTCTTCATCGTTTCCTCCTTGAGTCTTGTTCTTGGTCCGTCCCGTCGGGGCGGGGCCCGGGTCCGTGGCCTCCGCCCCTGGCGGCGACGGGGAAGTCTGTTATCCGGCCACCACGGCCTTGTAGCCGCTGCGGAAGTCGACCACGGCCCCGCCGTACTCGTGGCGGACCTTGTAGCGGATCTTGTCGGCCACGAAGACCTGCTCGCCCTGCGGCGAGTCGTTCAGGAAGAACTCGGGCTCCTGGCGGCCGTTGAGGTAGCCCATCTCGACCATGTCTGCCACCTCGGGCGGAAGCAGCAGGCCCCAGTCCGTAGCGTCGGTGAGCAGCGAGATCATCTTCGCGATCACCTTGCCCTTGAGGGGGTTGGGGAGCTTCGTGGTCAGGTCGTTGGCGGTGTAGTAGAAGTCCTCCGTGGCGATCTTCTCGCCCGTGTCGAAAAGGGCCACCGGGGTGACCAGCACGGGCTTCACGTTGAAGCCATCGAGCAGCCCCAGGGGCTCTCCGGAGTCCTTCTCCGTCATGTTGGCCAGGGCCTTGTAGGCGACGAGGGCCGTGGCGTGCGAGAGGGCCGTGGCCCCGAGGTTGCCATGCCCGCCCGTGAACCAGGCCGTCCCGTCGGAGCAGTTGGCGTTGCCGGTGAAGAAGGCCCAGACGTACTTGGCGTGCGTGCGGCGGGTGGCGCGCCCGAGTTTCGTCACCAGGCGCTGGACGACGGAGATGTCGTCGTTGATGATCGCCTTGCGGGTGATCGTCAGCAGGTTGCCCTTCTGGCCGACCGTGTAGCTGGATTCCTCGTCGGTCACGCCCGCGATCTCCGCGTAATCGGCCGCTTCCGGGTCGACCGTCGCGATGTCGGGGAACCCGCCCACCAGCACCGCTTCCTGGGTCCGGAAGTCCTTGACGGCCTTGCGCACGGAAATGAGCAGGGCCTCGCCGAAGTCGGCCTCCATGTACTCCTTGACCAGGCGGCGGTTCAGCGTGTTGCCCAGCACATACGTGAACGTGGCCGAGTCGATGTCCATCCGCGACAGGATATCCTTCGGGATGGCGCGGCGGTTCAGGATGCCCCGCACCTCGCTATCGCCCGTGAAGAACACGTAGGCCTCGCGCAGCCCGGCAAAAGCGGGCACGGCGTCGTAGCCGCCGAAGTCGGCCACGGCCCGCAGGTCCTCGAAGACGGGCCTGTGGTCCAGGCGGTCCATGCGGGAGAGGGCGACGACGTTGTCCCGCGTCAGGCCGAACATCCGGTCGACGGCCATCGTGGCCTTATCGAAGCTGTCGATGCCGGCCGAGATGCCCGAGCCGGGGATCGGGGCGGGGGCGGCGGGGGCCGCGATCTTGGCGAGGTAATCTTTCTCGTCGGCGATCGCGCGCGTCAGCTCCTCCGTCTCGAAGACGCGCCCCGCGAACTGTTTGCGGATCCGCTCCCGCGAGAGGTCCGGAAGCCCGCTCTCCGCCAGGGCATCCTTCACGGCCATCTCGCAGCGCAGGATCTTCACCTCGTCGCTGGGCGGCGTGGCCGGGGGGTTGGGGTCCATTGCCATGCGGGCCAGGGTTTCCACCTCCGCATCGGGGGTACCCTCGAGGGTCTTCCCCTGCAGGAGGTCCGGCCGCTTCTCCGAAATGATCTTCCAGAGCTTCTCTTTCATTGCTGCCTCCTCGTGGTTTGTATGGGCCGGCACGGACGCCACAGCCCGCAGAAATTTCCCGCCCGCGGCGGGTCTCGAAACGATGTCGACGCTGTCGGCCTTCTTGATCTCCGACATGACCATCACGCTCTTCCCGGCGACCGTGTCCTGGGCGGCCCGCACCGCGCAGTCGTAGGAAAGCCCGTAGATGCTCCGGCCGGATTGCTGAGCCGCCAGCAGGTTCTTCCCCAGCCACTTCGACTCTTCCAGAAAATGGAGGGTGCCCTTCAGTCCCTCGCCGGCCGCGTATCGCACCCCGTCGATCCAGCCGCATTTGTTCTTGACCAGGAAGGACTTGATGTCGAAGATCTCGGCGGGCACGTGGGTGACCCCCTGGGGAAGCTCGAAGAGGTTGACGTCCACGTTCTCGAAAAGCCCCGCCGATCCGCGCAGAACGGTCTCCGGCAGGTACCAGCCGTTCCGGGTGAATCCCGGCTCGGCGATGAGCACCTCCCAGGACATGCCCTCGGGGTCCCGTGCGGAACCCAGCCGCATGAGCAGGTCCACGCCCTCTTCGGGCTCGGCCTGCGCGCTGCGCACCTCGACCCAGACGCGCTCCACCGGGGTCATCTCCTCGCCCAGCGTCACCTTGCCGTCCATCATCGACCAGGCGAGGCGAAAATACTGCCCGTCCTTGCTGGCGACGATGTACGAGGGGTAGACCTCGGAGACATAGGCGTCCTTGTCGCGCTCCTGGAGGGCCTCCCAGATCATGTCCCGCACCTGGTCGAGGCTTACGTCGGCCGCCGCCCTCTTGTCTTTGTCATTGCCCTTCATGGCTCTTTCTCCTCGTTCCGTTCAGTCTCCCTCTCCCCTGGCGGGAGAGGGTTGGGGTGAGGGGGTTTACTTCTTCGCCGCCCCCGTGATCGGCTTGCGCTTCTTCGCGTCCGGGTTGACGCCCGTGATCTCGACGGCGCCCAGCTTCTGGACCTGCTGGCCCTTCTTGTAGCGCACCTTCTTGCCGCCGAACGTGACGAGAATGGCCTCGCCCGTTGCCGGATCGATCGCGCTGGCCATCACGTACTGCCATTCGATCCCGTAGGCGTCGCAGGCCTCCAGGATGAGTTTGTCCGTTCCTTTCCCCGCCGTCTTCTCCGCCGCTTTGTCCTTCTCGTCCGCCATGTTCAGGTCCTCCTTGCTTTGATGGTTCTATTTTCGTTTTTTCCCGAAACCCTTCGGCCAGCCGCCGAACCTATTTCCGGAGCCCCCGTGGCGCCAGCGGCTGCTGGAACCAGCGAAACCAGAAGGTCTGACCGCCCGCGCAGACCTCGGGGTTGTCGGCCCAGGAGATCGAGCTGACGTCCGGCGGGGCCTGTTCCTCTCCCGGGACCTCGGGCGCGACGATCCGGTAGGCCTGCACGCCGGGGCGGTAGCGTCCCTCGGCCGGCAGGATCAGCGTGGCCGAAAGGCCGGCCACGTCTCCCACCTGGATCTGGGCGCCCGTCTTGATGTTCTTCACGAAGAGGTAATACTTGCAGTCGGCGCAGGGGCTGCCGTCCTCGAGGGTCGCGGCGTCCCAGGCCACGTTGTGGGTCTTGCCCTTGTACATGGCGTCGGCCGCCCCGGCCCCGTCGCCCACGGCACCCGCGGCGCCCGCGAGGCCCAGCACCAGCAGCGCGATCAGAACGATTTTCTTCATGTCGTGTCCTCCCCGTTTCGGTTTGTCGGTTTACAGCCCGGCCGCCAGCCGCTCCGCCGTCTCCGCCCCCCACTCGTCCTTCCAGGGGATCGTGTAGCAGGAGCAGTTCACGGTGTTCTTCGCAGAGCCCGCCGGGTCCCGCGGGTACATAAGCTTCTCGCCCCCCACGGCGAAGGGCTTGTCCACGTCCTGGACCTGCCCGTGGGCGGCCAGGTGCGATATCCTCGGGATCCTCGACGTCCCGTGCATCCACTGCTTCTTCAGGCCCGGCACCACCTCCGCGGCTCTCTCCCTGCGCGCCTGCGCGGCCGTCTCCAGGGCCCGGCCCGCCTCGGTGCGCACGATCGTCTCGGCCCGCCGGGCGATGGAGGGGAAGATCCCCCTGTCGTCCAGGCTCTCGCCCACGGCCTGCAACACGTCGTAGGGCGTCTTCTGCCCCAGCAGGCCCCGCGAGATCTCGAGGCCGATCTTGCGCGAGGCGTCGCGGGTGAGTCCCGTCACGAGATCCACCGAGTAGTCCTGCATCACGAGCAGCAGCTGCGTGTCGATGAGCGGCATGGCCTGATAGATGCCCGCGGAGCGCAGGGGCAGATCCGTCATGGCAACGCCCTGCTCCCACATGTCGAGCTGCGCCTGCCTGAGATCCGCGCCCATCTTCGCCCCCAGCTCGCGCATGGTGCGGTCGATGGCCCCCTTGAGCTGCGGCAGCCGGTAGGCCTGCCACTCGGTCTGCGCCACCTGGGCGGCCACCTCGGTGCGGGCCTGGGCGAGCAGGGAGAGGGCGCGCTGAACGGAGTCCTCCTCCAGGTCGCGGGCCTTCCGGATCAGCTCGCGGATTTTCTTCTCGAATTCCTTTTCTTCCCTGCTCCGCATATCTTATGCACTCAAATGTTTGTGTGCTTCGTATGTCCTGAAACCGTTGCCGTCCCTGCTTGCCGTGGCATTAGCCCCTAAAATAGTCATTGCGAGCCGAGCCTTGCGAGGTGTGGCAATCTTCGTTTTATTCTTTCTCCGGCTGTTCCTTCTCCAGCGTCTTCTTCGCTCTTTCGCGCGCGAGGTAGTCCTCCATGTCCCGGTCCTTCTGCTCGTCCTTCGTCTTTTCGATCTCCGCCTTCGCGTCGATCGCGTAGCCGAGGTAGGAGCTGATGTAGGCCCACATCATGGCCGTCGTCTCCCGGCTCATCCACCCTTCCTGGCTCGCCACCGAGAGGGCGGAGCTGAGCTGCGGGATCCCGTTGACGAGCTTCGTGAGGTCCCGCTTCGAGATCTCCGGCATCTGCACGGTGAACCCCTTGTCGGCTTTCTCGGGGGAGATCATCCCGGCAATGACCGCCTGGTCCAGGACGAACTTCAGCACGAAGGTGAGCTTGTGCTTCAGGTAGAGCTGGCGCTGGTCCATGTCCTTGATGGGCACCTGCCCGAAGATGTCCGCCTCGGTCTGGTAGGCCTTCCCGCCCTCGCCGAACCACGAGTCGGGCCGCCCCAGGCAACCCATGATGTAGGATTTGCCCAGGTTGTACCCGCTCGCGAAGTCCGGGGCCTTCAGCTCGGGGCTCACGGCGTTCCACTCGACATTCTCGTTGTGGGCCCGGATGGAGCCGGGATCCGGCGGCGGGTTCTCCCGCAGCCAGTTGCGGATCTGCTCCTCGTTCATGCCCTTCAGCATGACGTCCCACACGAAGTTGAGCATGAACTCGGCGCGCTCCAGGTAGTTGAAGGCGTAGCGCTCCAGGGCATCGAACCAGTCGAAGAGCGTCAGGTAGTCCGAGCGTCCCCGCTGGGCGTTGGGCGGGTGGTTGAGCGTGAAGAAGAAGCACTCGCCCACGAGCCGTCCGTAGGTCTTCGAGCGGATATCCCCGTCGGGCCGGATGACGGCGTACTTGGGGCCGGGCCTGCCGGCGGCGCCCATCGTCTCCACCTGCATGCGCTGCAGCACGTTGAGCGGGCTCACCCAGACTTCCCTGATCTCCGATGGGTCGCGGTACAGGAGCCGCACGCGCCCGTTCTGGGCGTTCACGTCGACGGGCCAGAGCTGCTCGCCCAGGATCCCCAGCCACATGCTCCACTCCGGGAAGGTGAGATCCATCTGGTTCTCCGTGTCGTCCCAGAATCGCTGCAGGATCTCGAGAACCGCCGGCTCATCGCTCTCCAGGCGGATCGGCTCCGAGAAGAGGAAGCTGCGGTCCATGTGGGCCGAGCGGCGCAGGAAGCCCGAGGTGTCGTACATGTAGTAGGCGATCTCGAGCATCCGCCCCTGCGTCATCGGGGGCAGATCGCGCTCCGAAATGGACTGGCCGGACAGCCTGCGGTATCCGTCGGAGCCCAGCGAGATCGGGATATCGGCCGTGGCCCTCTGCCGCTCGCTCTCCCGGCTCCAGACGGGGCCCAGCTCGGCGGCGATGGAGGCCCGGACCTCGTCCTCCGTGCGGAGGCGCGGCGCCAGGATCCTCGCGGCTTTCTCTCTCCAGTTCATGTCGCCCCTTCTTCCTCTTTTTCCGTCTCGAAGCAGCTGACCGCCCGGCAGAGCGTTTCGCACCATTGCGGCCGGTGGTCGTGGCCGCATTCGTGCGGCTTCATGAATTCGCACCGGATGTGCGGCGCCGCCCGGCACACCGCAAACCAGCCTCACTTGCTTTTCACGGCCTCACCGCCTCGCGCATCTGCGGCCGGTTGCGGAACCGCCCGAAGAAACCCTCCCTGGGCCGCACGCCGTCGCGCCGCATGATGGCCTCGCGCCGCTCGACGGCCCTGGACAGATCGACGATCGCCCCGGATGCGTTCAGCGAGAGCGCCCCCTCGAGGGCGTCGGGCCCGTCGTCGTTGACGTTTGCGTCCATGATGTAGATGAGCTGCTCGACGAGCAGGTCCTGGTCGCTGTGCCCCTTGATGAACCGCAGCTTGCCGAACTCCATGAGGGGCGAGATCCGGTTGACGATGCGGGCGATCTTCTCGGTCTTGTGCGTCACCTTGTGCAGGTTGACGTAGCGGCCGGCCTTCTCCGCGTAGTTCGTGTAGGAATCCACCAGGAAGTCCTGGAACATGTTGATCTCCACGCCCATCCCGCAGCCGAACTCGGCATCGACCTCCCAGACCTTCGCCCACATCTCGTTGACGGTGCTGTGTCGGATCGCTGCGTACAGGACGTCGGTGACACCGGTCTCCTCGCACCGCCCCACGACGACGATCGCCTTGAAGTCCGACGTTTCCGTGCCCTTGCCGGAGGGGTCCAGGAAGGCCGAGACGCGCAGCTCCCGGGGTTTGACGAGCTCCTCCTGGGGGACGTAGATCACCCAGCTCTCCTTGATCGGGCTCTCCTCGGCGCCCACGCGGTTTCGCATCTCGCGGTTGAAGCGCACCGTGCCCATCTGGCGCTTGCGCTTCTCGAGGCGCTCCAGGGGCCACAGCTCGGGCCACAGGGGCGAGCCGTCCTCGCGGATCGCGTCGTACTCCCGGCCGGGGTAGAGCGGCTTTCCCTCCTCGTCCTTGGCGGCCAGGAACTGCGCCAGGATGGATCGCGAGGCGAACTTGTTGCCCACCATCGTGAAGCTGTAGCCCTCGCCCAGCGATCCCAGGACGGCCTGCAGCAGCCAGTCCATGCCCTGCTTGACCAGGCGCGGGTTGCGTACGTTCTCGTCGTTCTCGAAGTCGTCCACGATCACCCGGTCGGGGCGCCACTGCATGTTCTTCAGGCCGCGCACCTTCTCGCCGCGGCCCCGGGCCAGCACGCGCACGCCGTTTGCCGTGGTGAAGTCGCTGTCGGTCCACTTGCGGCCCCTGAACTCGCCGAAGTCGTGCAGCAATCGCACGTTTTCCTCCAGCTCGACCCGGATGGGCAGGGTGAAGCCTTTGGCCTGGTCGTTGGTGTCCGAGACGATCATGATGAAGTGCTTGCGGGCGTACGCGATGTCGTGAATGGGCACGCCGAAGGTGAAGAAGGTGCTCTTGGCGTGCTCGCGGGGGGCCGCCAGGGGAACGACGTCGTTCTCGATGTCGGCCAGCTCCGACCACTCCTCGTGGAAGTCCTCGAAGGCCAGCGAGAAGTAGTGGGGCAGGTAGGTCTTCAGGAAGAACAGGCGGTCCCACTCAGCCCGGGAGACGCGCTCTTTCTGCTTCTCCGGCGTATCGTCCTCGAAGGGCGAGACGGACTTCTTGATCCACTCGCGAAGCTCGTCCGACCAGCGATCGAAGCGAAGTTCCGTTATTTTAGGTCGCTTCTGCATACCTTGCCTTGAACGCGCCCACCAGGTCGTCGAAGTTGCGGGCCAGCACCTTGAGGCCCTCGGGGTCTTTTTCCTTCAGGATCGCCGCGATGAACTCCAGACTCTCCAGGAAGAACGCCGGCTTGTCGATCTGCGCCCCGTCGAGGGCGGTCCTGTCACCCTTGCCCGCGATCTTCTCGAGGCGGACGAAGGCGTAGATGTCTTGCGGATCGAGGCTCTGGACGGCTTTCCGGGCCAGGGCGCTGCGCATCTTGGCCATGTTGCTCTTGATGTCCTTCAGCGAGGCCCGGTACTCCTGGCGCTTCTCGCGCCACTTCTCAACGGCCGACCAGGTCTTGAGCTGCGTTGCCGAGACGCCCGTGCGCTGGGCGACCTGCTCGAACGTCAAACCGTCGACGACGTAGAGCTCCTCGGCCTGCTCGCGGGTCTCGAAATCGTATTCCTGCCCCATCAGCTTTTCCCCAGGGCTTTCTTGATGGCCTTGTTCTGCTCGAGCAGGCCCTTGTACTCGATCACCAGGCGGCCCAGCTCGATCATCAGCGTCGTCGAGGTCTCGATGTCCAGCTCCTCGATGTCCTCGAAGGGGTCCAGCCTGAGCCGGATCTGCTCGATCAGCGCGCCGATCCGCAGCCGCAGCTCCTTGGCCTTCAGCTCCTGCTCCTGAAGCCTCCCCATGTTTTGAAGTCGCTCGGTGCTCATTTCGGGCTCACCTCGAAGCGGGTCTTTCCGGATTCCACCCGCACCATCGGGCAGAAGCGGTTGTTGTTCACGTCGGCATGCAGGGTTGTCATCGTCTGCGTGGCCAGGATGACGATGTCCTTGAGGTCCCCCGCCACGCTTTGGTAGTCGCGCACCAGGGAGACATTCGAGCGGTACATCTCGCGCTGCTCGGCCATGTCCTTTTCGTAAGAGGACAGTATCTTCGTGATGTCGGCGCGGTAGGTCTCGAACAGTTTTCTCTGGACGGCCTGGTCCTTCCACCAGATAAAGACGATGATTCCGACGAGACCGAGCTGGCCGAACTCTCCGAGCACCTTCACGAACGTGACGAGCTGCTCCATCAGCTACCTCCGTTCCATCTTTTCCTGGCAGGCCACGCACCGGACGGCCCCGGGGTTGGCCCTGAGCCGTTCCGGGTCGATCGGCTCCTCGCACTCCAGGCAGCAGCGCTCCCCGTTAATGACCAGGGGAACCGTTTCCCGATGGGCCGCCTGCAGGGCAACCCGCAGGCCGCCTTCGCGATCCCGCTGCTGAAGCTCGGCGGCCACGTCGCATTCGTCCATCAGCGCTTTCTCCAGGGGCCCGTAAACACCCACTGCAGGTACGTGACAATCTTGTCGTCGGCAACCGACGGCGTCCGGATCGCCCGGATCTTCAGCCAGGCCAGCACGTGGCCCACAATCGAGACGGCCAGGACATTGCGCGCGAGCCACCCGCCCCAGGCCGTGGTGAACCATTCTGCGGCGGCGCGGATGACGGGATCCACGTCCACAATGCGGTACTCCGTGTACATCTTCCGGATCCACTCGGCCAGCTCGACCGACCAGTCCATGATTCACTCCCTCGCCGGCAGGACCTGGTCCCACACTTTGGTCAGCTTCTTCGCCTCGTAGCGGAGCAGCTCGCGCCACTTGTCCGCCCAGTAGTCGGGCGTCGTCCCCCAGCCCGTCGAGTCGGTGAACCCCGCCTTGTTCAGCATCCTGCCCGTCAGCTCCGAGCAGACCGGGAAGGACCAGTGGATATGCTTCGCCAGCCCCACCAGGTGCAGGGGGAACCGCCACCAGGGGTATGGCATGCCGTCGTATTTTTTCACGGCCTCGTAGGCCGCCTGGAAGCGCTGCGGCGTCATCTCCGCGTAGCGCACGATCAGGATCGGGCAGCCCCGATACTGGTTGATGTCATAATGACCCAGCCGGGAGAGGCTCTCGAAGGTGGTGCCGTCGCCGCTCACGACGAAGCCCGAATGATTGAACTCCGCGCGGCTGTCCTGCGACCACAAGGCCTGGCCCCAGTTGATGAGGCCCGCGAGGGGGCTGTCGGTCCTGACGACGAAGCAGTCGCCTGGCAGAAGCTCGATCATTGTTTCTCTACCTGCGCCGGCTTCTCGATGATCACCGTGTCCTGGTCGGCCAGCATGTAGCCCGCGCCGATCCCCGCGATGATCGCCATGATCACCAGCCATTCGATGACCAGGATGCCTTTCTGGTTCAGCTTCTTGAACATGGCGTCCTCCCTTTTCATGCCCCTGTGGGCCTGCGGATCCTCGTCCGCAGGCCCCGGGGCCACTTGAAGCAGTGGTCCTTTCCCGGCGGCGTCTCAGTTCGGTACGCCGGGTGGCTGCTTGAAATTCATATATGCTTCCGCGGGGGCGGAGGCCCCGGTGGCGGAGTTGGCCTTTTCTCGATAGAAGGTGGTTTCGGGTTCGATTCCTTCTTCACTTTGATTCCTCCCGGTAGTCCTGTATCCGCTTCATCCAGCCGAAATTGAATTTCCTCTTTTTCGGGTTCCTGGAGCTCACGGCCACAAAGTAGATGAACTGGAATCCGTTCAGGGCCTTGAAGAGGGCCCGGGAATCCTTCGCGCTCCAGCGGTTCAGGGCCCCCAGGGTGGCCAGGCCCATGATCCCGTCTTCCCGGAGTCCCTCACCGAGAAAGTTGCAGGCCTTCTGGGCGATCCTTGTCCCCGCGCCCGCGCCGGCATTGAAGATCGTGTCGTACACCTCGGCCGCGATCTCCCGGTCGTTAAGTTCGCCGAGGCGGTGCTCCATCCAGATCAAAATGCGCGAAATCGTTTTGTTGTCCTCGAAGGTCATGGCCCGCAGGCCTCCCCGGTCCGGGACGATCCCGCGCTTCACGGCCTCGTTGAAGAAGTTGATCGTAATGCCGTCGAGCGTCTCCGGGTCGGCGTCGCTGGGCGGGACATAGCCCTTCTCCAGATCGTAGGTTTTCTGGAAGGCGTATTCGAAGTTGTTCAGGCGGGAAGTGTCGAGCACCGCTATCTCCTGGCCCGCAAAATAAAAAACGGCCGCCGGTCTCTCAAGACCAACGGCCGCTCAGGGCCTTGTATGCTGCGCTCCCCCTCCGTATCGGAGAGGGGCCCACCCAGGGGCACTTCGCTCAGGATAAGCGCATTTTCAAATCAGGTTTTTCTATAACATCGAATTTAAGCAGAATTCAATAATTTTTTGAGATGATTTTTGTTTATGAATCTTTTTTTTCCTTTGCAGATCCTGCTGTCGCAATAAAAAGAGAATTGCCCTTCGACGTCCAGGTTACCGTCAACGAATATCTTGGGCTCCTTGCATACCGGACACGGAATGATCTTCTCGAGCTGCGCCGCCCCTTCGATTGCCATTGCTCCCCCTTGATGTGCCGTCATGTCCCGCCTTCCAGTCGATCAGCGCCTGCTTTTCGGCCCGGTTCCGCCTCTTCGAATCGGCGAGCATGCTGAAAAGCGCGATGATCGCGTAAACCGCCGCTGCCCCCATGATCCATTCCATCGGATCCCCTCCGAACCAACGAATGGTTATTGATTCTCCCTCTACCTAGGCGGGAGAGCATTCCCGCTTTCCCCCTCTCCCCTGGCGGGAGAGCA